GCATATTAGTTTGTTCATATTCTTTTGCTGCTCTAGTTAATGATTGTACAATTTTCGCCATTATAAAATACTTGCTAGTCCTCCGTTTGCAAAAGTTTTACTATATTTAAGACCTACATTTGGGTTATTAAAATCAGTATTAGCATAAGCACTTAAGTTACCTTTATTATAACTTACACCTAAATTTTTATTGCCTTCCATGTCTGCATTAAAACCTACTTGATAAGGTCCATTATCATATGTAAACTCAGCACCTAAATTTTTATCTAATATATTATCAGCATTTAAAACAGCTTGAAGTCTTCCCTTATCTGCTAGTAATGCTTCAAGACCATATGGAATTTCATAGTCACCTATTGATTTTGTTACAGTTGAGATATCTACAGGGTTATTATTTGCACCATCATTATTATTACCACTATCATTACCACTATAACTAGTTGTAGTTTGTTTTCCACCAGAGTCGTTTCTTGATTCAGAGTAACCTCCTCCAATATTTCCTCCAAGGAAATATCCTGTTCTGCCACCTTGTTTATAGTTTACTCTACTACCAAAGAAATATGTTGCCATTATCTCATTCCTCCTGGTGCAATGTCTAGTCTAAATGTACCGAGTTTCCAGTTTTGTCCAATGCTTGTATTAGATACTTTTAATGCAATAGACCTTGCTCTTATTCTTGTACTTTTAAAAGTCGTTGATGAAGTAGTGTCAAAATTTGTAGTAACCGGTGTGCTGTTAGGATAAGCTCTTGTTGTAAAACTTACTTTAGTATTACCGATCTGCTCAATAAAATCTGGTAGGAATCTACTAATTCTCATAATGTATTCACCATCTCCTCTAAGGTCCGGTGTCCCCACAACTTGACCTGTATTACTTCTTCTTTGAGTGATATCAAAATCACCCGATAATATGTTTGCTTGGATTGCTGTAACAACCCCACCTGCATTTACTTCATCGGTCCCTTTTTCGTGTTCATAGTATATACTAGTGCCATCAGTATTACCAATGACATCAAAAGAATTGTTATCCGTAGGAGTATAATAAGTTGCGTGGGGTTTATCAAATACAGCAGAATCTTGCCATGCTGTTCTAGCCAAACTACCAATAGTCCATATAGGTTGTTTTGTTGAGGAATCTAAGTAATTATAAGTTACCATTCTATCCACAACCTGTGAACTGTTGCTACAATAAAACCAAGTTATTTCTCCAAATAAATTATTTAACCCACAATTAACTAAATCTCTTGCTATTAAATTTATTCCCGGTCCAGCGTCTGTAGAATAAACATAATCTTCTACCAAAGAAGGCAGTGTTCTTAACTGACCGTCATAATTAAAGAAACCGTTTTCAGACATCCAGTAAGCAGATCCGTCAACTTCTTTACAAGCATTCTTTCCTAAAAGCCCGCAGTTAGTTCCAACTTGTTGAAATGCAAAAGTAAAAGGTTGACCCACAAACTGCATTAAAAATAATGCCGTATCAGTCCAAACATAAATAGCATCTCTACCTTTAATCGCTCCCATTATTCTTGAACCATCCGCTAATCTTTGAGTACCTGCAGTGTTTTCAGCTCTAACCGTATAAGCATCTGTCCCACTAATGTTTTCTTGGTCGGAAAATCTAATAAACATATCATCTTGAGTGGTAGAATCTCCAATAGTAGTCTCGGTTCCAAAAAATACTAAGTGTCTGTCGGGAGTTGAAACCAATACATGACGTGATGCTGTAGGTGCGTTTGCTAAAATAGTGGCTCTTGTGTCGGTTGCATTTGATGGTGCTCCGTCCCATTCAAAACAAGCTCCATTATAAATTAGTGCAATAAGTTTTTGACCAAAGTTATCTAAGACCCATAGACCAGGGGAAATATTAAAATCTGCAAAAGAAGCTTCTTCACCCCATGCAGTAAAGTCTGTAATATTGGTAACTGTTACTCCGCCGCTGTGAGTTGCTTTAGTGGTTCCGTTTACGCCTCTAGCCCCACCGCTTAAAGTATTTGTACTTTTGTTGTTAGTTGTATAACTAATGTCTTCTGTACCTATTCTAATTTCTCCAGCATCGGGAAACGCTGCCGTACTTGCAAGAACTATATTGGTTGTAGTCGTATCAGTCAAAGCTACAGCTAGTGTTGAGGTTGCCTCACCGGTTACTGTACCCCCATAATTTCCAGCACTCCATCCAAAACCACCTACTTGTATAGCAGGACCAACCGTAAAATAACAAAGAACAGACGAAGAACCTGCATTAGTTACAGGAGTACCGACTTCTGTTGTTGTCATGGTTATTGTAAATGTAGTGGCACTGGGCACTGCTGTGACCATAAATTTATTATTTTCAAATGAAGCGTTTGTAAAAGTAGATCCCGATAAACCACTAACACTTTCAAATAAAACAATATCTTCTTGCAATAATCCATGGGCCCCGGTGCATGTTATGGTAACCAAATTTGAAGAGGATGTGCTCGTAAAATTAACACCTGTTAAGGTTTCTCTAATTGGGTGAATATCGTAATAAGTTCCTCCTGCAAAAACGTATAAAATTTTATTAGTACCTAATGCAGCATATTTAATACTATTATTGTTTTCCCAGTGATGAATTGCGCTGGTCATACCTGTCAAATTATCTTGTCCTAATTGAGACCAACCCCCTATTTTTTCCGGAGTACCATATCTAAAACGTACGTTATCGCCATCAAACCACTGACCTTCAGCTCCTGTTTCGGTAACTTGTTTATTAAAACCTGGGGCAAAACCTAATTTTTGTAGCATATAAAAACCTATTGAAATTCTATAATAAACTTTATATAGTATTATTGAAATAATGAAAGAAACAAAATGAGTAGAATATTAGCTGTACACAATTCTCATAATGCCTCTATATGCGAAATTGACAATAATAACATCGTTTATTTTCAAGAAGCTGAAAGAATAAATAGAAAAAAAAGAAGTAATAATTGGTCAATTTTGTTTAATAAATATAAAGACCAAAAATTTGATAAAATAATTTTTGCACATGTTGTATGTTCTAATTCTGGATTTGAAAAAGAAAAAGAAAAATCAATAACTGAAGTTAATTCACTGTTAGATAAACTAAATATTAAGTGTTCAAAACTTGTTTATGAACAAGAAACACATCATTTTTTTCATGCCTGTTCTGCTTTTTTTAATTCTGGATTAGAGAAATCATATGTATTAGTTGCAGATGGGTCTGGCAGTGAAGATTATAATCAAAACTTAGAAATGATTTCTCTGTATTATTTTAACAAAAATAAATATAAAAAAATATTTAAACTATTTAAAGCGGTACAGAATAAAGAATATATTGATGGAAAAAATATTTATATAAATACTTTAAGTTTAGGTGATCTTTTTGAACTCACTAAAAAAGCTTTAGGATATAAAGAAGAAGGCTCTGTTATGGGTCTGTCTTGCTATAACGAAATAAAAATAGATTTAACTAATATGTTTTTTGAAAAATTTAATCATTTTCAGTTGTCACAAGATACGTTATTTACAATAACTAATAGGGATAAAGACAATGTTTCTCCATCAATAGTATGTAGATTTGTTCAACAACTGTTAGAAAAAATTATAATTAAATACATTAAAAATATTGTTAAAAATAAAAAAAGAAATATTTGTGTTTCAGGAGGGGTGTTTCAAAACACTGTACTAAATAGTAAAATATTAGATGTATGTCCAAATCTATATGTAGACCCTTTTGCTGATGATAGTGGTTTGTCTATGGGAGCAGCCCTGTGGCATGCCAATAAAAAAAATTATAAATGTAAAAAAATAAAAAATTTATCTTTAGGAGATTTACCTAATTATAGTATCTTACCTTTAAATGAAGGATATAGTGTGTCTACACAAGATGTAGCTAAATTAATATCTGAAAAAAATATTGTTGCTATTTATCAAGGAAAAAATGAAATGGGAAAAAGAGCACTTGGAAACAGATCTTTTCTTTATGATCCAAGAGATATTTTTGCAAAAGAAAAAATAAATATGTTAAAAAACAGAGAATGGTTTAGGCCAACAGCTGGAACAGTTTTATTTGAACATGCTGATAAATGGTTTGATTTAAAATCAAAAAAAGAAACTCCTTTTATGTCGTATGTTTTTAATGTTAAAAAAGAAGGTGTTCCTGGAATTACTCATGTTGATAATAGCTGTAGAATTCAAACTTTAAAAAAAGAACAAAATTTTTATTATTACAAGTTAATAAATGAATTTTATAAATTAACTAATATTCCTATGTTATTAAATACTTCTTTTAATCTTGCTGGACAACCTTTAGTAAATAGTGTTGAGGATGCTATGTATACATTAATACCTATAAAAAATAAATTTGATTATTTATATTTTCCAGAGATAGGTAAGATGTATTTAAAAAAACAATTTAAACTATAAATAACTATGATAAAAATAATCGATAATTTTTTTGATGATAAAATGTTAAAAAATATTATGAATTACATAAAATCTAATTGTACTTTTACACCTAGATTTTTTGAAGATTTTGATAAAAATAATCCTGTTTTTAATTATAGTAAAGATAATAAAACTAAAAATTGGTGGGGTGATAGATATATTTTAGCCAATGATCCAAATTTATTAAATACTTTTAAGAAACAAGCGGAAAAAAAATTTAAAATAAAAATAAAAAAACTTCACCATGATAGTAGTATTGATTTAAGAAATCAAGAATGGTTTCACCCTCATGTAGATCCAGCATTATTAAATGTATTTATAATGTTAGATGGTATTGTAGCCGTTACAAATGGTACGGTATTCTATACTGATAAAGAATTAGATATTCATGTTGGTTTTAGACCAAATAGAGCAGTGTTGTTTCCTTCTAATATATACCATAGTGCACATGCAAATAAATTTAAAGGACAAAGAAGATATACTAGCACTTTGTTTATTGAAGAATATAAATAACTATGTCTTACAATCATAAAATAACAGATTTAAAATATAGAATAAATGGATTAGTCCCTAAAAAAATTTGTAATAAATTTATTTCTCTTATTAATAAATATGAAGATTTAACCTCAAAAGAATCCAGCTATAAGTACACAGACAACGTAATAAAAGAAGATAATTTTAAATGTCTTAATTTATCTTTAATTAATAATCCTAATGAAGAAGTAAAAGAAGCTTTAGATTTAGCTAAATTATATATATCCATAGCTACAACTAACTACGTTAATTATATTAAGACAAAAAAAATATCCCCTACTTTCAGTAATGAATTAATTAAATCAACTTTTAATATAAGAATATTAAAATACGAAGTAGGTAATTTTATAGAAGATCATTCTGATGTTGAACAAAATATAAGAGCTTCATGTACTTTAAATTTAAATGAAGATTACGAAGGTGGAGAGTTTAGATTTTTTGATGGAAAAATAAAAGAAACATTTAAAACTGGAGACGCTATGTTATTTCCAGCAGAACCTATTTGGATTCATGGCACAGAACCCGTTACTAAAGGTACTAGATATTCAATCAACTGTTTTTTACACCAATGAAATTAATATATTCAATACCCGATAAACTTTATTATATTCAAAATTTTTTAGACTATTCTACTTATAAAAAATTACATTATGATGTATTTAAAAGTAAAAATATACATCTAATTCCAACATCAAAATATTGGGATAAAACACTTTTAACTGGATTTAAAAAATGTCCCGACAGGTCAGATTTAATTCCAGAATATAACCCTTTACAAAAATTAAACATTCTTTTAAATACAAACCCTTTTCATAAAGTTAATAAAAAAATAAATAAATTTGTGTTGCATTCTATGAAAAATAACTCTGGTATTAATTGGCATGATGATCATAATCATAAATATGGTATTACTTATTACATAAATCGTAGATGGAATGAAAAGTTTGGAGGAGAATTTTTATTTAAAGATAGAAATGCTAACGGGTTTATACCCTTAGTAGGTAATTCAGTAGTTATAGTTAAAGCTCCTTTATCTCATAAAGTAACACCTGTCATGAAACCTTTAGTACCTAGAAAAACAATTCAAATATTTATAGAAAAAGGAGAAAAATAAATGAACGAAAAAACAGTTAACATAAATGATTTTATTGGAGTGTATGATAATTATATTACTAAAGAAGAATGTAATAAGGCAATTCAATTATACGAAGATCAAAACAAATTTAATAACACGGTTAATAGAATAGGTGGAGAAAAAGCGTCTATATTACAAAAACAAGATCAACAATATTTTGCAGCCCATGATAACTTAAATATATGGTGGGAATCATTAAAGCCTATGATGTTTAATTTTGATTTAGCATGGAATCACTATATTAAAAATACAGGTGCAAATGATGCTTACGGAGTTCCATTTTATTTTACATCTTTAAAAATACAAAAAACTTTACCTACAGAAGGATATCATATTTGGCATATAGAACATAATAAAGGTTATGAAAATGAAGCAAGAGCTTTTGTTTTTAGCGTTTATTTAAATGATGTAGAAGATGGTGGAGAAACAGAGTTTTTACATTTTTCAAAAAGAGTAAAACCTAAAACTGGAAGAATAGTTATTTGGCCTGCAGCTTTTCCTTATGTACACAGAGGCAACCCACCTTTATCAGGTGAAAAATATATATTAACTTCTTGGATGATGTTAAGATGAGTATGAAGTAGGTCTTGCACCTAATCTTGTAATTTTCTCAGCTTCAGTTTCAGTAGAATTACCATCTGAATCTATTAAATTATTGTTATCCCAATCTGATTGTAATCGAATTAAATGTGCTGAATCCCATTTAGATGAAAATTGACTTATATTTCCTAAATTTGCATCTGAAAATGATGAGTGAGGTGTTGAATCTCTGTATTCTACTTCATCAGAAGTAACAGACGTTCCATGTTGAATAGCCCAAATATTTGAAAATTTAGAATCGGACCATAAAGAATCATTAGATATATTATATCCAGTTCCAGCAGCATCACCTGATTGTTTAATAATTAGTTTGTCATCAAATATTACTGTCCAATTTGCATTTGTTGCCATAATTTTTCTCCTAAGTTTTTATAATATAAATTAATGCTAAATAAGGTTGAACAACTGAAGTTGCGCTACCTGAAAAGTTTGCACTCATGTTATGTAGGTGACCTGTTCCAGATCCTGTATTAGCTGTAGCAAAATTTGCAACTAGATTTCCTGAAACCGTAACTCTTCCAGGTGTGGGTCCCGGTGATCCTGAAGAAATAGTATGGCTGTGAGAAGCAAGTTGTGATGTAGATAAAGAAGCATTGGCTGTTGAACCTGCAACGTTTCCACTTGAAGACACAGTATTTGCTCCGCCAGTTGAAGCTAAAGCTTTGTTATTAGATTTTCCTACTGCTACGTTATCCGCTAAATTAGGTACGTTAAAAGTAGATGAGCCATCGCCTCCACCATAAGTAGAAGCTACAATTGCAAATAAAGCAGAGTAAGTTGATCTTGAAACTGCTTGACCATTACATTCTAAGAAACCTGTTGGCACTGATGCAGAAGACCATGGAACAATAGTTGCCGTAGGAATTCCTTCTATACCTGTAAGGTCTGATCCATTAAAATTATATTTAGTTGCTTCGTAATTTGCCATAATATTATTTCTCCGTATATGTCCAACCTACATTTGCACCAGAAAAAACTAATCCAAATGCTGCACCTTCAGTATTAACTACTAAGTTTGCTTCTGCGTTAGCTATTTTAGAACTATTTCTATCAACAGTCAATGCGTTGGTATCAAAAGTGTATCTTGAATCTACAAAATTTACTTGAGCACCTACAGCAGGTGATGCCGGAAGAGTTATTGTAACTGCCCCTGCACTTGTATCTACAAAAATTCTATCTTGATCTAGTGCTGTATATGATCCTGTTTTAGTAAGCCAATCTGAAGGAGCATAATTAGAAAAAGGCATTTCAAAAACACCAGTGTTTGTTGCAACACCATCAAGGTAAACAAGTTTATATCCTTTGTCATCTGCTGCAAATGTAACTGTTGCACCTGAACCAGACACAGCTTTTAATTGTAATGTTTCTGCATTAGTAGTTCCGTTTTTAATAATGTAAAAATTTTCTGTAAGAAGAGGAAATGTTAAAATTCTTGATCCCGTAAGAGCACCCGTTAATTCTATAACTCTGTGTTGAGCAGTACCGGTTAGAGCACCTTCAGCTATTGTTAAAGCTGTAGTTCCAGATCCAGCAACAGCTAAACTTAAAACTCCACCTGTAAGTTGTTCTACAAGACTTAAATTAGCATTGGTTTTTGTTCCCCAAGTACCCGCGTTTTCGCCGGTTGCCATTAGCTCTAAACCAAGATCTGTAAATGTTGATGCCATTATTTATTCTCCTAAATTGTTTTATTTATATATTTTATTGGTTGTTAAGTCAAACATGTTTAAGCGGTTTTTCTAGTATATCCGGTACTATTTTTAGGTACTTTCCTTGTGTAACCTGTGCTGTTTTTAGGTGTTAATCTTTGATAATATCTAAGAATTATACCAGCATCGTTTAATGTAACATTGGCTGTTTGTCCTAAACCATTTAAACTAGCTATAGATAATTGAGTTGTAGTAAGAGCACCCACAGCACTTGTAGATGACTGACCAGCTAACAATGCCAAAGTTATATTTTCTATTGTTAAAGATCCTAAAGATGTTGATGCAGAAACACCTACTATATTAATAACAGGATTAGATGAAATAGTTATTTCACCCACAGCTGTTTCAGCTGATAATCCTGTTATACCTATTACATCTGCAGGAGATATACTTCCTACTGCACTTGTAACTGATAGACCAGTTAAACCTACTGAATGATCATCAACTGATAATAAACCTGTACTTGATTGTAAACTTAATCCAGATAATGTAAGTGAAACATCTGATTTAGTGCTTAAAGATCCCGCAGCAGTTTGAGCAGATAATCCTGTAAGACCCATTATCTGATCATCTGGACTTAAAGATCCAACACTAGTTGTTGCAGATAAACCTGTTAAATTAAATACTGCAGACTCAACAGTACCCCAACCATTTTCACCCCAATCTAAAGTACCCCAAC